TCAGCTTGATTCTTGATATCTGCGTCAATGCGGAAGCTGACATTGGATGTTCTGTTATTCATTAGATTCACTCCTTTCGTGGTTAATCACAATATATCATAAAATTCGGCTTTTGCAAAGCTATTGAAGCGCAATGTACGTTTTAATAGCTTTGCATTCAGGGAGAGGCGGTCTGCGAGACAGGTCGCGATGCGAAATTCAAGACCGTGCCAATGGTGCGCATTCGAGCAATAAGGGAAGAACGACGGCCCAGGCCAAAGTTTCCACCGAGATGCACAAAAAGCTTAGCCGATACAGGAACAAAAGGGACGGTTCTTTTTGGAAATCAACCGTCCAATCCGTTCATAGGCTAGTCGTCCTGCAGCGCCTGGTACACCTTGGTATGCGATGTTTCAAGTGTTTCGGCAGCCTTGCGGAACGTGAGGCCAGCGTTCTGCGTCAACTGTCGGCAGATTGCCGCGAAGATTTCAGGACTCTGCTTCAGCTGGGTTGCTCTTTCTATGCCGTGGATGGCACAAAACCCCTCTAAGCCCAGGTGTGCAACAGCCCACCTATAACTTTCGCGGTCTTTGCTAGTCTCCAGATACAGGGTGAGATCGCTTTGGCGGTGAAACTCTGTGAATCCGCGCACGCTTCCCCCTAGCAGCCCTAACACAACCCCTTATTCAAATATAAGTAACGCAACGCTCCGAGCAAGTAGGCGTCGTCCTCGATAGCCTCACTGCGGTAACGGTCGCCAAAGACAGGGCCCACGCGCCGGTGCATGCGATTGTACCGAGCTGCGTAACCCAAGGCGATGACCTTAATCGCCCGCGATAATGTCTCGAGCTCGGCCTTAACAATTGTCTGTAGATGGCTACTCATAATGCACCAAGCCGCAAGCTCTAACTTGTCACTAGTTTGCTGAGCACAAAGAAGCTAGAGCAGGAGCCGGCTCTCGGCATCACTCTGAAAGGCAAACTCCTTATTGATTCCGCGAATCATAACGTGACAATAACCGGAGCTGCTCGCCTGACGTCCTACTCTTGGCATGCCCTCACCTCACACCAATGCTACCTTACGCTCAGTGAAGAAACAAGAAGAACCGTCCCTTTTGGCTGCCGGCGGTATATTCCTGGATCCTGACCCGGTGCCGCAGCTTTCCGATTTTCATCACCATACCGCCTTTCGGTAGGAAAAGAGCAGGGCTTTGAGCACATGGATCAGCTCGTCGCTATCAAGCTCGTTTCGTTCCTCAAAAAGCTTGGCCACGGCGTAGTAAATAGCGTGCTTGACCGGCTCAGGTACGCTCTGCGCAAACTCGCTCAAAGGGAAGCGCAGGACGCCTTCCACAAGCTCTTCCGCCGCTTCAATCAGGCTTCCGATGAGCGCGTCCTCCGTTTCACCGTCAACTCTAAGCCAGGCTTTCGTATCTTCAAGTGTGACCACCACCGCGCCCCCCTTCCAGAACGCGGCAGGCAGCCGTTTAGGACTGCCTGCCATAGATTAAACTACGCCTTTTGCTGCAATATCTTGATGGCTTCCGGCAGCACCAGCTTGCCGTCCACGCGCTGGGTGGCGATAAAGCCTACCTGACCCGTGGCCGCGAATAGTTCGTTTAGCCGCTTGAACACCCGACCCTGACGGTCTGCCACCCAGTAATAACCGAAATCGCCGAACACCACGGTTTTTGCCCCCGCCTCGATTACCGGCACATAGGCCGAAGTGTAGAGAGGCCGGTTGAGGATGGTATCAGGTGTCGCTTCCTTGATGGACGGCTGCCACAGGTATTGGCCGGTGCTGTCTTTTAGCTTACGGATGGCCTTGACCGTCGCGTCGTTCATGACAAAGACGGCTTTTTTGCGGTAAGGGGACTTGAGGTTGTAGAACAAGTCCAGGATTTCGTCCAGCGTGATGGCTGTTGCGGCGGCTGTGGTCACGCCAACCTGCCCGCCGTCTGTAGCGGCAAGGATGCCGGTTGGTTTGCCAAGGCCGTCGCCCACAAAGAAAGATTCCTCCTCCTTGGCGCCGATACGGCGGGCGAACTCCCTGGCGATGTAGCTTTCCAGATTGAAGACGCTGTCGTTTAGGAGCTCCTCGCTGACCTTAATCATGGTGGCCAGCTTGAAAGCGCCGATGGAGACCTGGCCGAAGCTGTCGTCGCTTTCGGGGATTGCGCCTTCCTCATCCACCCAGGAGGCGGTGCCCCTGCTCGCCACCACGGGAATCTTACGGTCGCCGCTGGAGGTGGTGATGACATTGGCCAGCTGACGGAAAATGTTTTCTTCCTCAAGCGACTTCACTAGGGTGCGCTCAAACTCGTCAGGCACCAGGTAGCCGCCCTCGGTATCCTCGCCGACTTGCAGCGCGTTTTGGATGTCGGCGGTGCGTTTGCCGCGCATGGCGTTCCAAAATGCCCGCTTATACTCGGCGGCAGCCCGGCCGGTCTTGGTCTCGCCGTGGGCAGAGGGCTTGTTGGTTATGGGGGCGTTGGTCGGCTGGGAAAACTCCAGATCAAGGGCGGACTGCCGCTCCAGCCGCTCGATCTCCCTGCCCAGCGCCACCACGTCGGACTCCATTTTCTCGTAGGCTGCGGTGTCCTCGGGCGAAAGTAGCCCGTTGCCGCCCCGCTTGCTGTCAAGGTATGACTTGGCGGCCTCCCATACTTTCGCGCGCTTTTCGCGCAGTTCCAGGATTTTGCTCATTTTGTTTGTCCTCCTTAAAATTTAGTGGGAGATTAAAGAGAGCCGCTTATAGAGCGACTCAATCGGGGTACACGTTTTCGGTTTGGGCTTGGGGATTTTCCCAAGCAGGGAGTTGGCGACCGCCATGCGGCTGAAGATCAGGCCTTCCCCTGAATCTTGCGGTTCCGCGTCGGCTGTGAACAGGATTTTATCCGCAAAGCCCAGTTCCACAGCCTTTTTCGCGTTCATCCATGTTTCCGCATCCATGAGGTGAGAGAGTTTGATGCGCGACAGCCCGGATTTCAGCTCATAGGCGTTGATGATGCTTTCTTTGACCTCATCCAAGAGCGCTTTGGCCCGGAGCATTTCCTCGCTGTCGCCGATGGCGATGGTGCTGGGGTTGTGGATCATGAGCATGGAGACGGGCGACATATATACCTCGCCGCCGGCCATGGCGACGACCGAGGCGGCACTGGCGGCGATGCCATCAATCTTGACAGTTACTTTGCCGGTATAGTCCATGAGCATGTTGTAAATCTGTGCCGCCGCGAACACATCACCGCCGGGGGAGTTAATCCACACCGTGATGTCGCCCGCGCCCGACAGCAGCTCGCCTTTAAACAGCTTGGGCGTCACCTCGTCGCCCCACCATGTTTCCTCGGCGATGGGGCCGCTTAGATAGAGGGTGCGCTCCTCGTCGGAATTGCGCACCCAGTTCCAGAATTTCCTCATGTGCTGACCTCCTTCGGTTGGTTTTGGTAAGCGGCACCCACGTCCTTCAGCTTGACCATATTGCCGTTAAGAACATAAACATTTCCGCCCTCCTCATCAGGGATTAAGTTTAGATCCTCGAGTCGGCGTACATCGTTCGGAGAGAAAAAACCGTTTTGTATACCAACGGCGTAACCGCTCATGCGGCTTTGGTAGTCGCCCCGCAGCAGCCCGTCCACATTGAACCTGACAAAGTAGCGGGGCTTTTCCGAAGGCAGGAGGAGGGACTGCTGCAAAGCCTGCTCCCAGCGCACCACCCACGGATCGAGGGTGTACTTGACGAATTCCAGCGACTGCTGCTCGATGTTGGAAAAGCTGGACTTCTCAAGATCTCCTATCATGTGCGGAGGTATCCGAAAAATGCGGGCGATTTCGTTGATCTGGAACTTCCGTGTCTCCAGAAACTGCGCTTGTTCCGGAGGGATGCCGATGGCCTGGAATTTCATGCCCTCTTCCAGCACCGCGATGCGGTGGGAGTTGCTGCTGCCCTGGTAGACCGTGTTCCAGCTTTCCCGCACTCGTTTCGGGTCTTTGACCACGCCCGGATGCTCCAGTACGCCGCCCGGATTGGCCCCGTTAGCGAAAAAGGAGGCGCCGTACTCTTCCGTCGCCATGGCCATGCCGATGGCGTTCTTGGCAATGGCGATGGGTGAGTAGCCGACAAGCCCGTCGAAGCCAAGGCCGGGGATATGCAAGACCTCGTCCCGGCGTAGGGTTACAGTTCCGCTGTCGGGGCTGACCCGGCTTTCCTCGGCATCGCGGCGGTAGGTATAGGTCAGTTCGCCGTTTGCACTTCTCGCCACATCCATCTTGTTCGGCAGAAGGGGGTAGAGGGCCATGACCTGGCCGCGCCCGTCCTGGATCACCTGCGCGTAGGCGTTGCCCCAAAGCAGAAGATGACTCATCAGTGTTTCCCTGAACACAAATGATGTCATCTCCGGGTTTGGTTCGTTATGGAGGAGGTGGTACAGCCGGTGCCCCACAGCTTTTTCCTTGCCGTCGTCGGCTTTGTAGCGGTATACGCGCAGCGGCAGCCCGGCGATAGCTTCGGCCAGTATGCGCACGCAGGCATAGACCGCCGTGGTCTGCATGGCCGTCCGCTCGTTGACAGTCTTGCCTGACGCCGTGCCGCCAAACAGGAATGAAAACCCGCTGCCCAGGCGGTTTTGCGGCTTATCCCGCGTTCGGAA